AAGTTGCTTGAACTGCTCATCACGTGCAGAAGCTAGGTCTTTTTTCAATTGCTCTAAATCTTCGCTTGAAGCTCCTTTTGCAACCTTGTCAGACAATTCTTTATAAGATAAAGCGTTTGCCTCGTTCATTTCGTTGTAAACCTCAGCTTGTTTTTCTGCTGAAAATCCGTCGAAATCTTCTTTTTTAATTCCCTTTGTTTCTAGGAATTGGTTTAATGTTTTCATGTTTAAATGAATTTAAAATAATTAATCTTATCAGACCCTTTGCCTGAATCGTTTTGAGTGTCTCTCGACGGCTCAGTATCAGTGTCATTCGACGGCTGAATATCTTTAGCTTCAATAGTAGGAGTAAGCTCGTTACTACCCTCTAAAACAGCACTAATTTCTATTAACTTTGCTTCCTTAACAGCCCAAAAGTAACCAGCCTCTTCAGCTTTTTCTTTGTTACCTATTTGGTTTATGTTCTCAGTCCAAACTTTGTACTCTTCTTCTTCTTCAGGGTCATTAACTGCTAAGTCTATCTTTACGTAATACATACCTACGGAATGCTGGTCAATGTCTCCATCTTTGTATTGACGAAACACCATAGAGTTAAAGTCTTTTAAAATGTTAGTATCCATCATAACAGCGATAGTACTACCAATCTTGTTAACTCCTAAGTCAGACCATAAAACCTCCTTCTCATAAACCTTTGACGGCTTACCTACCTTTGCAGTAGTTTTTTGTTCGTGGTCGTGTAGGTGATTGATTTTAGATTGACGCTCATTAATTGACTTTGTGAAAGTTCCTTTTAGATGTACATCCCCGTGTGAATCTAACCAGTTATAAGTATTACCTATAATAGTTCTTTTAATTACCGTATCTGTATCATGTTCAGTACTTGTACTTAATGCCTTGTTTACAGATTTGATTTCTTTATCTATTAAGATAGAACTATCACAAGCCTTAAATTGAGCCTTTTTAAACTCGATTAATTCAGCTTTGTTTCTAATTAGTTCCTTAATGTCTTGTTTCATGTGTTGCAAAGATAATGATTTATTCTAACTTATTGTTAATATTATAACATAAAGTTACTTTTTAACTAGCTTTTTTTCGTTAAGCTGTTTAGTTTTCTTGTCCTTGATTGTCTTGATTTGCTTCTGTGTTAGTTTCATTTGTTTGATTTAGTGTTGATACTAATTCGTCGTTATTTATTCCTTCAAGGTTTCCTAAAGCCCTCAACTCATCAATTGTAAGCACCTCTAAGAACTTTTGAGCCACTCTGTTATCCATTGAGTTAATTGTCTGTAGAAGTCTATTTGTAGACGCTCTAATCTCATCAATACTTGTAAGGTCTAATACAATGCGTTCTTGTACATTTAGACGCTCGTTAAGAAACGAAGTAATACTCCTTAGAATCTTATTACCTAAAGGAACATAAACATCACTGTAAGCTGTTATTTTAGCTTCTGAGACATTGTTGTAAGTACTCTTTTCGTTATCGTTAAATAAGATTGACGGCATACCATAAGCAGCACATAACAAACGCAAATCAGCCATTACGCCTTCAAGCAGTTTTAGGTCACTTGGACTCATACCTGTTTGTATATAGCTTAAATCGGTAGTACTAATTTTGATTTTATTAAACTTATCCGCACCTCCTGCTTCACTATCAAACTCACTCTGTAAACGGTCACGCTCTTTCTTTAACATTGGAGCGTCTGACTTATTAGTCAATATCCCGATAATACCACGATTCTTAAATATACTAGCCCCAGCTTTAAACTTTTCAGAACTTGACTGAACTATTACCCACATCGCTTGTAGTGGCGATAGACCTTGCATAACATCACTAGAGCCAACGTTAACAATGTTACTTGTTTTTATGTGCAGCACTTCTTCAGGTTCATAGTAATACGTAACACCGTAAGCATCTATGTATCTATATCTAATTAATACGCCCTTAGCAGTACATTCTAGGTCTAGTTGTTTAGGGTTTAACGTTCTTAATTCGTTACCTGCGCCAATACCAGCAATATGAAGTAAATAAGCGTTGCCACAAGACAATAAAGCCTCTTCAAGCTCAACTATAAGGTCTTGATATATTTGCTCTTCGTTAGGCTTTAGCAATAATTCTTTAATAACGCTAGTTCCCTCAACCTCTTCTCCATCCTCATCAATATTGATTATGTCAATAGCAGCTGTTGTATTAGCTATCTTATTAATAATCATGTAGACAAGTGGATTCTCTCCGTATGAATCTATAAACTTATCAGTATCACACACACTGTTAAACTGAAAAAAGTTGTTTAGGGTCTTTATTGTTGTGCTAGTGCTTTGTACGCTAGGGCTTGACGGCATAAAGGATTTTCCAGTAAATAAAGTCTTGAAAGCATCTTGAAACCTGTTCGCCATATAAATTATATTTTTAACAAAGATACAAAATAATTTAATACATTGTTAAAATATTAACATAAAATGTTGTGACGTAAAAAAGCCACGCTAACTTAATAACGTGGCTTTCTATTTAGCGTTGGCACACTGACAAATAATAACAAACCTGATTTATAAATTAAGTTTAGTCATTATTGACGCTGCAATATACGAATAAAAACTAAATAAGCAAAAAAGTATTATAAATAAGTATAAACTACATAACGAATAGCGTCTAAAGCATCGTCAAACTCCTTTACAGGGACATCTAACACAGTATCTGTTTTACTGTCTACTTTCCATTTGTAGTTATTAAGCTCTTTTTGAATGTTTATAGAGTCTTTATGTACGAAGATATTAAAACCTTGTACCTTACGAATCCCCGTTAACACACTCCCTGCTGGTTTCTTTGCACCGAAAGCAGGTAAATCATGAGAAGCTAAGGTATAAATAGATTTCTTTTCAGCACTATCACAAATAATATAGTTTTCCTGTCCTACTATCTCGAAGTCTTTTTTAATCAATGGAACTAACTCAGAAGATAAATCCATGATATTAGACTTATAAACAACTTCTTTTAAGTATAGGTTATTACCGTTAACAGTTACACGAACACACGCTAAAGGGTGGTTAATACCCCAGTCTAACCCGTAGAAAACTTGGTCATATCCCTCAATATCTTCATCGACATAAGTACTCCATTTCTGGTATATGATTTCACTACCTTTAAAGACAAGTCCTTTACCGTAGATACTCCACATCCTTTCATCTGCTGTTCCGTTATCTATGTTTTCAGATGTAGGCTCGTATCCTTTAATCTCTGAAACGATTGACTCAGGTAAGAAAGGGTTATCTTCAAACGTGCTTCTAAACGTCTTTACATCGTCTCTCTGCTCTAACTTATACACCCAGCTATCAGGTGCTGAAGGATTACAGTCTAATATAAAACCATCTTCGCAACGTTGATTAAGCTGTCTAAATGTATGTATGTATGTGCTTACCGCTTCGTTAATATAGAACAAGTCATTACGTAAACCGTAGACACGCATAGGGTCATCTATAAGCCCTATAAACGATATATTGTTACCGTTAATTATCGCAGTGTTATCTGATTTGTTTATGGTAACGTGTGGGGCTAGTGCTGGGTAATCCCCTAGACCGTAACACAAAGCAATGAAGTCTTTTAAGGTTGTACGTTTAAGATTAACTAACGTGTCTCTACATATCACAACCTCTTTACCTGTATTACGTAGACAGTACACAATTATCCATTGAACAGCCGATATAGTTTTACTGGAACGTGTGCCACCGATTAAAACAATACCTCTATTATCGTAGATATTATCCTCTATAAATTCGTAATTACTTGTTACGTCTATTTCTAATTTGCTCAAATCATAAATTATTGATTAACAGATGCAAAGTCTACTTGTCACACACGGTGGAGACTACTTCTTTTTACGCACGTTAATAGTCAGCTCAGTTAAAGGGCTATCTTTCTTGATTTCCTGCTTGTCAATCAGTCCTAGTTTACGTGCGATTAGACTAGGGTTAAACAAGCCTACAGATGCTCCTTTGAAGTTATGAACAAAACAATTTTTTCTTATACGTGTAATGATAGTCGAATAATCATCATAATTACCGTCTGTATTTGCTGAATAATCAGATAAATGTTCTATAACTCCCTTATCTGCTAAGTAACATTCAAAGCCCTCAAAAGTAATAGGAGTCTCTAATGGTGTGTCTTTCTCGTCACCGTTTCTGCCTACGTAATCTCGCTTGGTCATTGGGTGTTTTCTCTCGTGTTCTACATACTCCGTAAATAACTCCCATAGCTTTTCGGGTGTCTCTATGTATTTTGTTCCTTTAGGTCTTGCCATTACAGTAATATGTATAACGCAAACACAACAGCCATTGATACGACTGCTGAAATTACTAAGTTTTTATTATGTTTATTGTTAATCATCTTTTCTTTTTTACTCGCTTGCTTCCACTCCAACCGTCTTTATATCCGCTACTCTTTGCGTCTTGTAGAGCCATGTAAATCATTAACTTTGCATCTTCGATTGTTAGTATATTAGACTGAAAGTCTTTTAATACGCTTTCTATCTCTTTGCAGGATTCTATATTTCTATCCTTGCGCTTCATTATTTCCTCGTAAGTTCCCATTAGTTTAAAAGTTCTTTTCGTGATACAAAACCGTAACCGTTAATTAATAAAAATAGCTGAACTGCTAAAGTTGACGAAGTTTTACTTTCCGTCTTATGTCGTTTTCTAAGTTCATTCATAGTACTAAGTATATTAAGCCAACTACTCCTACCCTGATTAAGCTGTTTGTCATCTGTTTTAAAGGACGTAACTCAGTAGTAATAGGTTGCACTTCCATCCAAGGAATAAAAGCAAGTATAAACCTATCCATGTAAGATATTACAAGCTGAATAGTTAGCAGTAATAAACCTATAATTATTTGAACTGTCTTTTTCATGTCGTTAAGATAAGTATTTTATTTTGATTCTAAGAAGTTATTTCTTTTTTCTTGTGTTAACAGCCATTAATCTCGTCTTGTTATCTTTCATCGCTTCCAGTAGTCTTAGCATCTGTGCTTTACATTCAAACGCGTTAGGGTCTGTTGCTTTTACTTTTGCGTATGCTAGTCGAACGGTGCTGTGTATATTTTGATAATACTCGCCTTTAATATCAATAGCACCGTTAGGCATTGATAGGATTGTAGCTATTATATCTGAGTACTTCATATAACCACCAAAGCCCCAAACGACTTAACGAATGGGGCTGGTATAGTTAGGTTATGTTAGAAAGGTAAATCGCTTTCTACTTCTTGTGGTGCAGGCGTTCCGCTTCCAACTTTGTCACATCTCCAATGAGATAGACTGTTGTAGATTCTACCATTGTACTCTTTACCTCTGATAGAGAACTCTACTTCTACTTCGTCTCCTTGCTTATTAAATTCAATAAACTTATCTACGAACTCAGCATACTCTGAACTCTTATAGATGTTAAAACTAAACGGAGTCACATATCCGTTTTCGCTTGTTTCGTTCACTGTGTAGTCTAATACAACTGCTCCGTTGTCTAGTACTTTCTTTTCTCCGATTGTTGCAATCGTTCCTTTCACTTTATAGTTCATCCTTACTTTTATTTATTTATTTGCTAATATACTAATTCTATTTCGATATTCATAACTTTTGCTAATAAAGTTTATCCTATACTTTTGTAGTACTCTCTGGCTAGTGTAACTTTTTCTTTCATCTTCTTAATATCCTCGCCAGTTAAAACAACTTCAAAAGACTTAACACGCTCCCAAATTGGAATATTATCTAAATTATGAAACTTTCTAACATCTACTTCTACTTCTGCTGACACCTCGCCGCACTCTCCACGCTTCCAGCTTTCTCTGCGAATTTCATCTTGTATTAACATTTCAGGCGTAGGCACTAAGCAGTAACTTAAATAGCTTTTATGAATACCTGTTAACCACATATAAGCTTTTAACTGCCATTCGTAGGTCTTATTCTTTAACTCAGTATCAAAGAACGGAAAAGAAGCAGCAGACCAACTAGATTTTACATCTATTACACAGGTATCTGTTATAACGTCAGGCGTACCGTGAACATAATCGTTTTTAAAGTACTCATCGTTTTTATACATTCGCCCTATATCCATCATAGTCTCAACTAATTCAATAGATAAATCCTCTACTTCGTTACCTTTGTCTATGTACTTGCTTTTTATTTCTTGCCTTACTCCGTAGTTTTTATATAACCACTCTTCCTTAATGTAAGTCTTTGCACCTGTAGACAACTGAGGCGGTGCGTCACGTTTAAGCAGTAAAGTATCTCTTAACTCCGCTTGTTTTTCGGTTAACTTAATCTTAGACAGCAAGCCCTCCAATGTGGAGAGTTGCTTGTCTGTTATCTTTGCGCTTGAATCGTCAGTCATTAAACGTCCAAGGCTTGACGCTCTAAATAGTATCTGTTCCATATTATGCTAGTCTTTGTAGTTGCTCACTTGTTAACTGATAATGTGCAGCAAACTTTAACTTATCCATTTTAGCAGTGCCTTTTTCTAAAGCGTCTAGATACTTCTCAAAGTTTTCTGTTGTGATAACAGGCTTCGCTTTTGGCTTTTGTTCGCCTGCTGCATCTGTGTCTTTGTCTGTTACAATTCCAAGCATTGAACTAAGCGCATAACGTCTAATGTAAGTAACCGCAGAGCCTAGCACCTGAAATTGATTCATTCCTTTAAGGTCTACATCTTGCGGAATATCCGTTAAACTCTCGATTGTTTCGCCTGTTTCCGTATGGAATAAAATAGTTTCAATCGCTTGACCTTTTATTAACTGAGTGAATCCTAAACCGTGTTTCTTTAAGATAGGGTTTATTATGTTAAAGATTGTAGGTAAATCACTATAAGTATATCCGTAGCCTTTTGTCGCTTTGTGGATTACTGGACATTCCTGCTGAAATCCTGCTAACGATTTGTAAATGTTAGTCTTTCTTTTTTCTAGTACTTGTTCAAATGTTTCCATGTTTATTTATTTTTACGTTGTTTAATTAATTCTAATTCTCTTTTTGCGTAATCCGCTATCTTCTGCATATCGCTTTCGTCTTCGCCTTTGTCACGTAGCAAGTACTTCAATATATTTCCTTCTTGAAAGTTTAGCTTCCAATGTTCAACAAGTGCTATTACGTCTAACCCGTTAACCTCTCGTGATTTGTAGCGTTCGGGCTTGCTTTCTACTTCTTCACAGTCTGAGTAATAAACAGACCAACTTTCACCGTCAGAGTTAATAGCATTAAATCCGCTGTATGAACATTTACTAACCATTTCAACGACACTTCCAATGTCATAATTATGACCACAACGATTACTAATAACTCTAACTTTCTTTCCTTTTTTAAATTCCATAATTTCTATTTTTCTGCTAATCTAAGTATTTAATTCCACCCGACAATTGGAAAACTAAACTTTTTTTAATTCTTTTAATATTTCAGTATAAATCTCTAACTGTTCTTTATACCAACTTAACGGGATACTTCCTCCTTTTGCGTTCTCTCTATATCTTCGCTCTAAAAACTCCCACCTCTCAGGGAATGTATCAGTAAACCATTTACCAGCTTCAATAGGGTGTTTATGCCACCAATTCAAATGACAATGATAACAAAGAACTTTAATATTTAAAGGTTCAAATGCTAAACGTCCATCCCTAGAAACAGGTATAACGTGTGAGCCGTGACAATCAGAACCACTCACTTCTTTGTGGCAGTGTTGACAGGTGTTGTTGTCTCTAATTTTAGCTATTGATTTAACAACCTTATCTAGTTTGTCTTTTACTTTTCGTTTTTCTGTTTTCGCCATTGTTTATTTATTTTAAAGTTAATCATTTATTTGTATTCTGCTAATAACAATAAAAATTACTTAACAAAATTTGGTTTGCCTTCAAACGCTTTCCAATACAAATACTTCCATCCACTTTGAACGTAATGGCTTTTACCTTCTTTATCAAGCAATCTATGACCTCCACTTTTACTAACGTTTAAATGCGTTGGTTCTTTTATTGTGATTTCAAAACCCTCACTCCATTTGTAGGTTCTGTATTCTTCGCTTTGTATTTCTGTAAATTCTAATCCACTTTCGTTTATCATAATAGCAATTTTAAAAGATAGCTAACACCATCTATAATTAATAATTTCTCAAATTCCAAATCATAGCTAAATACGTTGTTAACAATTTACTTTGTCCATTGCTCTGCCATAGCTTTTGCAATACCTTCAAAAGTCTTGCTACTTTCTTTTGCATTTTTACTAATGCCTCTACTAAAACTTTGACCTCTTTTTTTACCTCCTGTATTGCTTGGTAGGTATGGCTTGTAATCTTCCACTATTTCAGTAGGTTTTAACAACTCTAAATTCTTTAGCCATAACAATGTTTTTTTACTATAAGGGTGTCCGTATTCATAAGGTTGCACAGCTTGCGTGTGTATCGGTAACCCTACAACTTTTAATGGTGTAGGGTTTTCAACTGCAATATACTTTATAGGAGCATTAATCATTTTCATAAAAAAATCTTTTGCATCCATAGCTTTTGCTAATCTTTTTTTACATAAGTTACCAGCTGTTGGATACATCCATCTTGCACCAGCTCTACTCATATAGGTGCAAGGTGGGTGCGCTATCATCATGTCATACTTACCACTGTATGCTTCAATAATCGCATCTCCTACAATGTGCCATTCAGGATGACCGCCACTACATTCTTGTATGTCACAGCTATATGCTTCGTGTCCTAATTTCCTTAATTCTTTTGTTACCACTTGGCTCTCTTCACAAGCTACCAATACCTTCATTTTTACTTCCATAACCTTTCTATTTTAATATTTGTTTCATTTTCTTTATACTCAATCTCCCTTCGTTCTCGTTCCAACAATACTCTGCTAACTTCATGCTTTTTAAGTCTTGTTCGTAAAACTTCAATAGAAGCTCTCTAAGACACTTTTTCGCACTCATTGGTAACAATATACTTCCGTGTGAGTTTATAACCTTAAAACTGTTCTTATGTATCTCTAAACGTGATATAAGAAGCTCATAGTTATAAACTTCTATGTGCTGGTCTGTTATTTTCTTAAATGTTATCATTATCGTTAAATATACTAAAAATTATCAAACTCATTGCTAACATGAGCGTTTAAACTGTTTTGTATTGGTTTCTGCAATGGTGCAGCTTCATGTCGTTGACCGTCTATAAACTCGTAGTACTGACCTGTCTTAACGTCATACTTTAAACTAATTACACCACGAAGTCCAACAATCTTTGGCTTTGCTTTAGCTATGATTATAGAACTAGAATTGCTATCGAAGTCTCTATCAACTATAATTATACTTTTACCGTTATTACCCCATTCAGAGCCACCCTTCAAGCTATGAATGTCAGGCGGTATTGTTTTACCGTCTTTGTCTTTACGTGCCTTAGTTGGGTGAATAACCGTATGAAAGTGCATCTTTGACCGTTCCGCTAATTCATTGCGAAAACTTAAAGTATCTTCTAGCCATTTGTCCTCTCGTGCGAATCCTTCCGTATCGTGTCTCATGTAGTTCCAACTATCAATAACAGCCGAAAATATACCTAACTCTTTTTTATTATCTACTGCGAACTGCCAGAATTCTTTAGGAGTTAAAGCCTTTGAATTAGTTTTTGTTTTAGGGTCTAGTATCTTAAAGTACTCTAACACAATCGGTAAATAGTGGTTAACCTCGTCTTCTGTTACTCTGTTTTCGATTAATACTCTTTCGCCTTTATCGTTATAAAAGAACTCGTCAAACTGCTTACCAGCCATTTTATGTATTAAGTGACCTACAACCTCTTCAATAGTACCAGCGTCAGGCATATGAATTAGTTGTTTATGTCTGTAATACCTTGAACAGTTCTTAAGTAAATCTAGTAGTAATTCTGTTTTACCACTACCAGCGTACCCAGTCCAATCAGTACAACTACCCTCCACGATTGAATAGTGCTTCGCTAACGACTTATAACCTACAAAATATGTAGTACCCCCACCCTTATGATAATAGTCCATTAGGCGCTCTTTAATCTCTATCTCTTTTACTACATCCATTATTGCTCTGATTTAATTTTAGCTAACCTCTGCTGTTCTAACTCCCACTCTTCTAACTCTGTTAGCTTTTTTTGTTTATGTACGTAGACTTCCGATAAGTACTTTACGGTATTAGTTAAAGACGACTTCCAATTTTTAATCGGTTCTTTTTCTCCTTTACGTGTAATACTCCAATCGTTATCTACCCAAGCAAAATATCTTAATCTTACATCTTCAGGATTTACATTTGGCTTTCTGTCTTTAGCGTGTTTAATAAATTCTTCTAACGTTGGAATACTAGTACTAGCTTTTATATCTTTATCTGTTACTGTTACATTATCTGTTACTGTTACTGTATCTGTTACAGCGACATTAGCGACTTCTTTTATCGCTTTGCGATGCTTTGCGATTCTTTGCGATTCTTCAAGTGTTAACTCTCCAGCCTTATATTTGTTATAAACATCTAAGTGCCAGCGTTTTAAGTTGCCCTCTTGACCAGATAACTTTTTGGCTTCTAAAGTACTTTCCCACTTCTTTAAGTCTCTTTTAAGGTTCTGTTTTACACCTTCAAAGGTTAAGTCAACTACTAAGTTGTCTGTTTTAGGATTCAAATCGTTAATATATCTTAGATAATGCTTAAAGAATTTACCTGCTATTTCGTCGTCCATCTTCTCGACTGTGTGTATTAAATCACAGTATAAAAGAACTGATTTTTTGTCTTTCGCCATTAGTCCTGAATTTTATTGATTTCTGTTCTTATCGCTTTAGAGAACTTTATCGCTGTCGCCTTATCCAAGTAAATAGACGACTCTACACCCTCGCTACTCATTTCAATACACACGTAGTCACTTTCAACAAAAGCTCGTACATACGCACCTCTCTCGTTGTAGCATAGTAATTTTAATTCGTATTTCGCACTCATAATTTTAACGGTTTTTAGATACCGATAAACTGTTAAATGAAAAAACCCCTGTCAAGGTAGCCACGTAGGAAAGGCATTACTCAACAGAGGTTTCAATAAAATTTCTTGTAAGTCCTACGTTACTTCGAGGTACAAATAAACTAAATGTTTTTAGATATTCAACTATTTAATTGATTTGTTCTTGCTTGGATTCGTGAATTCTTCATCCTTAAACAATGATGCTAAACCTGTAATTTGCTTCAATCTTAATAGCTCATCCTTATCCATACCTACATGCTTCAATATCCAAGCGTCTGACATTCCTGATTCAACTAGTTCAGACACTATATTACTCATTAACTCTATAGAATGAGACCCCCTAGCCCTGTTGTGTCTTATTGTAGATGCCATTCTGTTAGATGTATCCTTCTCTATTACAGCAACAGGTAAAAATCCGTTTTCACGTTCAAAAATTCTTTTACTTGTTTTTAAAGTTGTATACCTGTGATAACCATCTACAATTTCGTAAACATCTTCTTCTTCTATATAGTAGGCGACTACAGGCATTGTGTATCCGTCTTCCCAAATAGAAGTCTCTAAAAGCTTCATTTCAGGTGGAGCTACGCTATTAGGATTGTAACTATTAGCTCTTATCTTATCAATGTGTATTTTCTTAACATTGTAAACTGGTGAAGTGTATTTTTCTTTCATAACTTATATTTTTTCTTTTAGGTTTTTATAATTCTGCTCTGCTCGTTTTCTTTTTTGAGTCTCTGTCTTGGTTAATGAGAATCCTAACGTTTTACATAAGTGGTCGTTTTTCATTATCGCTATACATATTCTTTTATATGTTGGTATCTGATTGAATTCCTTTATATCTATAGTGTCTAGATAATCCATTCTTACAGGTTTTTTATCAGTATTGTAGTTTGTAGAGTCGATAACTTCTATTTTTATGTTTTCATCTCTTAATTTATTTATTACCTCCAAAGATAGGCAACCACCTCTACTTTTCCAAAAATCTATTGAAGTTTGAAGTTTTTTTTTGTAATTATCTTTCGAATCTTTAGGTAATGTGTCAAGTAAGAATTCCATATAAGTCTCCCATGTATGGTTTTTTGGTAGTTTTATATTCCTCCACCCCATCGCTGTAGTGCCTCCGTATATTCCAGTAAAGTTAACACCATTAACTCTTCCTATCATCTTACCCCAGTTATTAGGGTCTATTATTTTATACATTTTTAAAGTTTCAGCTGCTGAATCATTAAATGGACTCGCTACCCTCATCTGATGTATAGTCATTCCAGCCTGATAAAATATATCGTATAGCTTGTTATATTCCCATTCAAATTTGTAATTAGCAACCCATACATCTTCAGTAACCCAATCGTATATAGGATATATATTATACACATTATTATACATCTCTTTAGTGTACTCTTTGCCTTCAATCTTCTTATAACTCTTTTCTGAATGTATAGCCCTCCACCTGTTAAGGCTTTCTTGTGTTCTAACACCAACTAGGCAAGCTGTTTTTTTAGCGTTATTTTTTAAGTGATACCACTTACTAAACTTTTCATAAAACTCATAATCCCACATTCCTTTTGTGTAAAAATCAAAATCATGATTACTAGAGTTTATTGATTCATAAGGTAAATCTCTAACCCACAACTCTTTTTTGTCATCATCCCATGGAAGCCAGTATGATTGACTCATAGACGTACAGCATTGAGCCGCTATAGGTAAGCATACTCTGTAGTAATCAAATAAATCACTGTTTTTACTATACACCAAGTCTACATAATCAGTAGTCATTTGATACTGAGCTTCATAGTCCATGTGAAAAAGCCCAATCTTACTGGTGATATTATTTTTTCTCATATAATCTACTACTAGGTTCAGCATTACACCGCTATCCTTACCACCGCTAAATGATAAATAAATGTTATCAAAGTTTTTAAAAGTATAATCTATCCTTTCATTAGATAATTCATAAACGTTTTTCATTTCCATAATCTTAATTGTTTACCATTAAATTCTCTATTGTAAATTTCATCTCTTTTTATTTCGTTGTAAATATCGCTTTTTTTTCTTGGAATACCTAATTTTTCTAAATTATTACTATTCCTTAATAGGTTTATGCATATATACCTATACGACATAACCAAGCCTTCGTTTTCTAATTCAGAAGGAGCTTCGTCTGGTATTCCTGATTCGTACCCTTTGTCTTCCCATTCTTTGATTTTTTTGAAAATCTTATCCTTTGTTCCCATTTTGCTATTGTACTTGTTGCTATAGAGTTAGCTTGATGTTTTATATGGTGGTCTAAATCTCTCCAATTTTTCATTGTTTCATACTTAGAACATCCACAATATATTGAATTTGCAGCCTGACCTAGCCAAGCTACTCTGTTGTATTTCTTATTGGATAGAAAATGTATAGAGCTGTTTGTCCACAGGTCTATTACTAGATTCATATATAACTCAGTTAATTCCTTAGATTTGAAAAGATTGTTTTTCGTTTTTACCTTTGAATTGTAAAGACCATTTTTAAAACATTCCCACTCGTTGTAATTTATAAATAAAGCTTTCATAATTTTATTTGTTTATTTCTATATTTATCGCATTAGGAAATTTCTTTAATAGATACCTTTGAATAACTTTTATATTGTTTATGTATCTTTCACTAGTAAATTCCATAAAATCATTATGTTTCCTACTGGCTTGTAATGTTGATGAGTGACTCATCTCAAACAGTTCACCTATATCAGCATATGGCTCTCCTGTATTTTCTTTTAAAAACCAAATAAGATAATGTCTTTTGTTTGTTAAACAATGCTTGTTATTTTTACCTTTCAATCCTTCTTCGTCTATTATTTCAATGACAGTTTTAAGCATTTCATTATATGTATCTCTTTTATACTCTGCGTAATTCATAATTCCATTTTTAATTGTTTTAATCTACTCTCTTTCATTTCTAGCATACCTAACGCTCTTTCATTAAACGTTGCGTCCTTATTAACGTCTATCGTCTTTAAAGGCACGTAAACGTTCTCTAATTCTTCTAGCTTGCTTTTGTGCTTAAATGCTTCTTCTATTCTTTTACGTATGTTCATAATTAATTAGTTATTTTGTTTTTCTATATTCTCTCTCTTCAGCAAATTCTCTCCAACTATTCACGCCTAAATCCTTGCCTTTTAAAAATGTATTCTTATTTATATCTTCAACAAACATTAAACCGTCATTCCATTCAGACATTCGCCTTAAACCGTTATATGTTCTAGTGCTTAATTCTACTCTTTCAATCCAGTCTCTTAACAGTTCTTTTGAATTATTTATTTTTAAGTTAAATAATTGGTTGTGGTATGCTTCAACAATATCTAAAGCTTCATTGTATTGTTCTCTTGTTATCATAATTTAATTAGTTTGTGTTTTGTATTCGACTAAAGTATAGTTTTCTTCTGGCTTGTCAAAACTTTTAATGCAAAAAAAAATCATTATTAAAATCCCTATCACTAAAATAACCAGTGTTATATTATCTGCGCTTGTTCTATTTCTCGCCATCTTCGTGTATGTTTCCTATTACTTCAATATAATCATTCCATGAAGATGGAGAAACGTCTCCAAAATCAAATCCTCCTCCAATATATCCCTGACCGTGTGATAAAGAAAAACATTCTGCAATATAAACAATAACACTCGTGTTTACTCCATCGCTCACTATATCCCCTTCGTAAATATCTACACCGTTTTTGTCTTTTAATCCTGTGTATTGTTCTAGAGTGTAATGCTCTAATTTAATAAATCCTTCTAAAGATTCGTGCTTAATATTACCCCAAGGATATAAAACTCCACTTATCGAATCCCATACTCTAAATTTAATTTCTCTCATAATTCCTAATCGTTCAAATTATCTATTGCGTTTTGTACTTGTTTCTCAATCTCTTGCTTTAGTCTGTCTGATAACTCAGCACGTTCTAAAGGTATGCTCTTAACTGTGATGTTCTCGTATTCAAACATCATTACCGTTTCGTCGTCTTCGTAGCTTGTAATATCTCTAGTATAGACTTCGTAAAACACATCTGTTCTCTCGTCGTTCTCGCTTACAATATAAACGTCTTGTCCTTCGCATTCAACCTCTAAGTTTTCGCTATCGTTAACGTCATGGTGTTTAATCTTGTAATGTGTGTTTAATGCGTGTAGTTCTGCTTGCTCTAAGTCAAGGAAGAATATACCGTTTACTTCAAATACTTTCATCTTATTTATTTTTTGCTTGCATGATTAAATCTAGTTTCGCTCCTGAAACGTCAAACTCTTTAGCTCGTTTTTGGATAGAATCCCAGTACATAGGACACGGTGCAGGACTGTAAAATTCTGTTTTGCATCCCATATCTTTTCTGACCGCTGTAATTGCTTGTTCAATTCTTGTTGTGTAATTCATATTTTTTTTGTTTAAATAGGGAGGTTTTACCCTCCCACAATTCCTATTTTAATCTTGTATCAGTAGTTAAGTTTGAATTGATAAACCCTAACTTACTTTTAGTAGCTTTAGTAGTGTGTATAATTTTACTAACAAAAGTTTTTTCTAATTCATTTTTTACTTTTGTAAATAACTCTGGTGAATAATCTAATTCTAATCTTTTAATTTCGTTGTTTGTTGCTTGTGTAATTGTCATAATTTCTTGTTTTTTGTTGTTTCGTATACTCAAATCTACGGATACTGTTTAAACTGACAATGGAAAAAGTCAATTATTTTTAAATTATTTTCAAGTTTGTAGCGTTTACAGGCGTTTCAGGGCATAAAAAAACCGCACTAAATTAATAGTACGGTCTACCTTGTCGGATAATTTATGTTTTATAAAGGCATTGGAACGTTAAAGGCTACATTACCACCTATAACTATACCGATTCCTATTGCTTCTTTCTTACCGCCTTGCATATACCCCATGGCATAAGACTTGGAATCTATGCCACAGCCTACTTGCATACCAAATACTGCGCTATACTTTCCAAAGAACCACTCAGTGTACATTAACGTATGGAAGTGACCTGAAACAGTTGATACCATATCTCTTTTAGCTGCTGTTTTCGCTTGGCTGCTTTTGTCTCCGTGAACGTACCTAACCCCATCAATATACACATCTGTAACAAATCGCCAATTAGGAGTTTCTAAGACCTCTCCGAACTCTTTAATCCACTTGCTAGGAATGTTAGAAGTTTGTGCTTTACGGATTATGATTCTATCGTGATTACCTAAAGTAATATCTGCATCAGGAAAAGCCTTGTACCATTTCTGTAACTTTTCAATAGCAAATTCTAACTCTGTTTTACCTCCTAATCCATCGCTATCTGTTTCGTGATAACTCGAATGATGATTATCTATAATATCCCCGATAAATACAACACGGTTGCAGTTGTTAATCTCGTACTGTTCTTTACAAAACTCTAAGTAACCATCTAAGCAAAACGGCTCGTGCAAATCACCGATTACTAAAACTCTGTTTTCTACTTTAGTAATGTTTAAATACGCTTTTTTAACGTTGCCTTTTAATCTTGGTCTGAAATCTGACTTGTGTTTTTTCATAATTTATTTTATAAATTTATGCTAATTTAAGAATAAAACTAACATAAACAAAAAAAACCGTTACAAATAAATGCAACGGTTAAAACTAAAAAACTATGAAACCCTTTCGGGAACGCTAATATAATCAAATTTTTATAAACCTTGTAATAAAACCGATAATAAAACCAACTAAAATTAAAAGAACCCATAACTTCCAACCGCCTTTGCTTCTTAACTCAGTCTGTGCTAATCGTTTAGACATTTTACTAGCTACAATATCAATCTTTTTCTGCATCCTAATACGTAGCCTTTCAGTTCTCGCTTTCTGATTGTTATACTTAACATCTCTTTTGTGTTCTAAGCGTGTTTGCTGACGTGTTTTAGGTGCTTGTATGTATTTATACTTTGTTTGTATTAAAGTGTCTGTAAAGCGTTTAAAATATGTGTAGCGAATAGTATCGTTAACAGTATACGGTATGGAATCAATCGTTTCAATTCTAAGCGTGTCTGTTATTGTGCGTTCTTGTAGTATAGTAGCGTCTTTTTTAATCGCTTTTTTTAAGTGATAAGAACTAGAGCAACTAGATAAGATTATGATAAGAAGTAGGAATCTAACCATTCCAACGTCTAGCTTTTTTACCATCAAAATAAGTGTCATAATGCGTGAATGAATTATAACTCCCTAAACCGCCCTGCTTCATTCTACCATCTTTAATAAGTTCTTCGATTATTCCGTGTAGCTCTCTTGGAGATATACCATCCACTCTAATATCTGCTGCTTTTCCTAGCTTGTGCTGGCTGTTCTTTGCCCCTCCTACCATTTTGTTATAAGATGGGCTTCTATACGCTGAGTTAATCGCAATAGGCTTTCCTATGAAGTCACGTAATATCTGTAACTGCCCTGCAAGCTCTACCACATTTAATAAGACGTCAGACGGCATCTTTGAGCCATCGTTACAATCAAATTCGTGAAGCGAGAAGTTTTTAGTTAATTTCATCTAATTCTTTTTTAATGTCTTTTGCTTTTCTAATCAACTGGCTAAACCTACCTAAGAAAGACCAACCTTTAACCGCTTCAAAGGATTCATCAATAGACTTAACCTCGATTGAAAGCAATACTAAAGCAATTATTTTAGTGCTTAAAAAATCAATGCTTACCACCATCTGAGTAAGTTCGTTTAATATAAAGTAATCAGAAGCATAAATCAACATACAAGCACCTACATAAGATATCACTTTAGGTATTAATCCGTGTCTTGCTTTTTTACTTGTTACTCGTTTGCCTTTTTTAACAGCTCTCCATATTCCAAAGCAGGTGTCTAATATCGTTGAGATTGCAACTATTAATATAATTCCCCCAATCGGAGAAAAGAAAACCAGTAAAACCTTAAGTAAAGTAGTTGTATAAGTTAGTATTATTTCCTTCACTGTTTGGTAATGTTTCGTTTGTAATATAGCATTATTAAGCATTTTTCTTTACAAAGATACGCTTTTTTTGTGGATTTTTAAACACAGTTAGATAAATTATAACAAGCATTAAATAAATATAACATACTGTTAAAATATTAACAAAATAAAACACCCACTATTTAAAGTAGGTGTCTCATTTATTAAACGGTTAACTATCTGACTACTTGTCTCTTTCAGGCTCTCTGTCCGTGTGAGGGTCAATGATAGGTTGTGTTTCTTGTTCTTGTTCTTCGTTTGGCATTGTTTATTTATTTATGGTTTATAATGTACTACTTTTATCTTTCTTTTATAGTCCAAGTTGAATCAAGTTCTAATGTACAATCACCTGCTCCTGTAAGATTAGCTACTTGCCAAAACATATATTCGTTTTGATTTAAAATAACTGATGTTTGACCACTAAAATAAGCTACATCTCTACTGCCTTGAAGATTATTTATAACTCTAATTTGATTGTATTCTACAGAAGGTGTACCGCCTTTGCTTTTTACCAGAAACAGTTCGTAATCACTATTTTGTACTCCTTCTAAAATAAAGTCAAAATTAACTGTGTACTCTCTTGGGTTTACTCCGATGTGTCGTAGTCTACCATTAGAGGGGCTGTCAAAATGCTGTAAATCTTCTGGTGTAAAAGTACCGTTCAAGTCTACTGCGACACCTTGTGTTACAATATTCGTTTGAACTTCTGCTGTAGTGTTTATCGCACCACCTACAAACGTGTTAGGTATTCCAATGTTATTATCCCAATCACAAGGTAAATCTGATGCCAATAAATTAGGTAATATATTTGTATCGTTAGCATCAAAAGACCCATCTCTGCTAATGATTGCACCTTTTATCTGTACCGTGGACGGGTTAGGAAAGACTCCAGTAGTAAAATCACAAAGCGGCGCTAATGTTGGTAGGTCACAGTTAATGTCTGTTAAAAATCTGCTATTCATCTGAAATGCGACGCCTTC